AGTGATACCCAACCCTATCGTTATACTACATTGGATAATGCAGAACCAATGAATCCATTCTTTGAAGATCAATCAAATCCAATATCTTTAAGTGCAAGAAGAGACTTTAACAGAATGTTCCAGTTTAGCAAGTCTGCACAGGGCCTGGTCTTTCTTGGCAAACAACAGTTGTTACAAACAGGAAATACATTTACACAGACTAGATTATATAATCCGTTAAACGTACAAATACATTCTGTTCCTTTCGTACATAAAAGTAGACATTTAAACATTAAACAAACAATAGAATCTATATTGGGTGGTGATGAAGATTACTTAAAGTACGCTAGACTACAAAGAGAAACCAGTGATGATTTAAAATCTAAGTTTAATGATAAAAGTCTTTCATCATATCGTAAGGGTGGTATATTAAATGATGAACTAGATAGAATATCATTAAGAAACTTTCGTAGAGGATTTGTGGGTGGGTTTGGTGATTTAAAAAATAGTTTAAAACCAGCGTTAATTAAAATAGGAAAAAGTAAAATTGATAGTGTGGTTGCTAATTTCCAAAGACAACTTTCTCCATTCACCTCACAGTTTACTAACCCAACAGGTGATAGACCAGAAATAAGAATTTCATACTATGACGAGATGAGAGAGTTTCATGGAATTGAAAATTCATACGAGGGTGATGATCCGGTCACTGGAATTTCATATGAAGAGCAAGTTCAAAATTATTTAGCATCAGGCAGAGGATCTGGCAAAAATATTTCAATAGCATCACCAGGCATGCCAGAAGATGGTAAGTTTGTTGCTAAAGAATGGAATAGTAGATACTATAAAGATAACATTCAACAAAAATTTTCAATTCAAAGAAGAGATATAGATACAAATTTTGATGTTGATACCGTTGATGTTATTTTCGGACCCGTAATGCCGACCACTATATTTGATGGAGACGAATTAATAGTAAGACCAGACTATTCAGTTAGATTTAGAGCATTCATTGAAGACATGAACGAAACGGTCACACCAACATATAATGAAAGCAAATATATTGGTCGCTACGAAACATTCTATACATACAATAAAGTTACCAGAGATTTAAGTTTTAAATTAACATTACAGGCATTTTCTAAGGCTGAATTACAACATATAATACAAAAAATGTCTTACTTAACATCTCAGGCATATCCAACGAGTACAGGAAATTATATTACTCCAAATATTTTAAATGTTAAAATTGGTAATTTATATCCTAAACAGCCATGTTTACTACAATCATTAACACATAATATTGAGAATGATGCTTCGTGGGATATTGATTCTCAGTTGCCTACAAGAATTGTTGCTAACGTCAATTTACGACTATTAGATAATAATACACACTCTCCAGATGATAACGACATTTATACACCAGTTAACTCGTCTGTTGATAATTTAGTTAATCTTGGTTTGGCGGGGTTTGTAACACAACGTACCGGAGTAATTAATATTGTGATCCCAGACCCAGACCCAGCATTTGTAGACGAAAATATTAATATAGATCCAATTTTAACAGAGCCATCACCATAGTTGAGAAATAACAATGAAACGATTTAAAGAAACAAAAACTAAAAAGGTACAAGGTCGTGGTGATGTATATAAAATATCACTACCAGATTCATTTCCACAAAATACATCCATATTAACTACATACACACCACAAGTTGGCGAACGTTACGATAATATTGCTTTTAAATTTTATAGAGATAGTAATCTGTGGCACGTTATTGCACGTGCAAACAAAGATGTGACCGGAACTCTTTATCCTACCCAAAACAAGGTTTTAGTAATACCAAGGATTGATTAATGGGCATTTTCAATGGTACGTTTAGACAACACATTATTGACGAATTAAATTTTAGAAAGAGTCGTGAAGCTCGTCAACAAGTATATCATCCAACTGCAAGGGTGACCGCTCTTGTTGAAGGTAATCTAAATGGCGAACAACTAAGAGGGTTCACCTTGGGTATTCCAGATACCAACTTGGTCAAATCACTAGATCAAATGACCAACATTGATGGTAGAGGTACTGTTGTTGGAATCACTTATAATGGATCCACCCCAAATGGATCCACCCCAAGAGAAGTGAGAGTTGATAGTAAAATTAATTTGCCATCTCCCGGCGTAACTGACATAACAATCTCAACACAATCAAAAGGTGGTTTAGTATTTAAAGCCACGGTAAATTTTAAGTTCTATGGTAAAGAACAGTATGATTTTATTTATCAAACATTTATGCGTCCCGGTAACCCAATTCTTATTGAATATGGTCATACTAGAACAGCCGAATCTGTTTCAAATTTTAATGACTTGGGGTTCTTTAAAAATTTAGACGACACAACTCCATTTGAAAATGATATTAAACAGGTTAGTAGATTACCCGCAGGACGCTCTGATGGACGAGTTGCTGGATTGGTTTCCAATTTTAAAATTAGTCTAAATGAAAATAATGAGTATGAAGGTTCAATAGATATTATTAATGCGTTAGAATATCTCTTCACTCTACCCCCAGAAGATACATTTTTATCCTATAAAGATAATGAATTTTCTGACTCAATTAAAAATAATTTTGGTTATTCCGAAGACGAAGAATATGATCCAGAATATGATAGAATTTTTCAATTAGTTCAAGATGACATCCCAGACAATTATGTTGAGCCAAATTCTTATGTTAATCATATATTACGTTCAACTGAGATTAAAGTTAGTGTACCCTTTAATGTAGCACCCGGCGATTTCTTGTCTCGCGGACCCACTGCAGTCCAATCAGAAGCCTTCGGTTTCGAAAGCTCTTATAAATCTTTTACAGAATCAGTAGAAGAATTAAACGCAGTTGATGGCAACCAACCTTTAAATTTGCAATCTGATTATATTAGTTCACTAACCAACCAAACTGATTCTAATTTTGTTTGGGTATCGTTAAATTATGTATTGGATAGATTACTTCCATACATTCTAAAACGTAGTGTGATTTATAAAGATGGTTCGTATCAAACATTGGTCGGCACTGCTGCTCAAATAAAAGATTATTCAGAAGGAAAAGATTTTATATCAAATATAATCGGCCGTAGGGCCGCTAGAAATAGATTGAGAGAATACTCTCAAGAAGCATTTGAAAATTTACTACCAGATACAGATGCTCCTATTTTTTTATATGAACCCATTGGCCATTGGTCAATATTACGTTCTAATAATACAAAAAATGTTATTATAAATAATAAAAATTTATATACTACTTACATAAAGACTAGTAGAGAAGATGATTATAAGGAAAAATTTGAAACAGAAGAATTTGATTCAAATAAATTTTTTAAAATAGAACCTTCTTGGGAATTTAAAGAACAATACGGAACCGTTTCTGAAGAAGATTTTACTAAAGTTAAAAACTCTGGAATTTTTATAAATTATCAAAAAGTTAGAAATGCTTTTATAAATTCTAAATCTATTGCGGAAGCTGTTACTAGATTATTAACTTTAATAAACAATAGTACAAATGGTGTTTTAAATTTAAAAATGAAAAATATTTCAATTGATGAGGGTGACAGTGAAATATTTAAAATTGTTATCTACGACGAAAATAAATTACCAACTCAAATTCAAGATATTTATAATTTTTTTGAAGATGATTTAACAGAAGCTATTTCATACAATTTTGATTTTTCGTTACCGTCGTCGGTTGCATCCACAGTTTTAGCCAATTCTTTTAATACTGGAGAGAAGGATGTTGTTGGTGACGCAGCTAGCAAACAATTAATAGATAACGGATACGATGGAAATATTATCAGTATGATATCCCCATCGTCAGAAGAAATAATAAGACCTGCGGAACCTAAATTAAAGTCCATTAATATTTTTCGTAGCGACAAAAGCCGTCGAAAAAATGGTGTTAACTCAGAGCCATCAAGTGAAGAAGCCGATACTGCAATTGAAAATTACTTTGATAAAATAGGTGAAGTTTATTCTAGTATTATAGGTTATCAAGAAATTGTTCCGCCGGGCATGAAATCTCAAATAATACGAAGTGGGTTATTCAATACGCTACCCACCAGTGCAAAAATATCAATAAAATTAAATGGATTAGATGGATTTAGATTTGGTGATATGTTTACTGTTAGAAATATGTTACCGTCTCCATACGATGAAAATAATATATTCATGTTAACTGGATATAAACATGATATTAGTTCTGATAATTGGATAACAACAATTGATGGCATCATGATCGCATCAACGCCAGAAGACAAACGACCACCACAATTGCAATTATCAGAAAATGTTGGGACCGCTTTGTTGCCCGGGGTAACTCCAGACTTTGAACCTTTCCTACCTGCCGAAAAAGATTTAAGTACTTTAAGTTCTACATTAAGACAAATTGTTGAAGAAGTTAAAACTAGATTACCTACTACTGGGTTTGGTGTGGACGGTTCTCTTGGATTAGAAATGGTTGTTATATCAGCTCGTCGTAGTCCACAAGAAAACGCTAGGGTGGGTGGCTCAGAAAATTCTAGACATTTAACTGGTCATGCTGTAGATATACAATTGTTTGAAAAAACATTATTACCGACTGCATCGTATAGAGTTTTAGCAAAGCCGCAGTTTATAGGACCGTCAAACGGATTCCGTTTAAACGGATATCAAACTAGGCAAAAAACTGCATATGTCGCAGTGGCTCAAATATTTAAGCAGGTTGCTTCCGAGCATAGTGTTTCTTTACGGTGGGGAGCGTTAGAATCTTGGGGAGGAGATTTTTCAACTCTACAAGACCCAAACCATTTTGATATACCAACATCACTACCATAGGATATTATTATGTCATTCATAGTAACGATTAAAAACACAATGCCCGTGGTCAAACAAAAAGACATAAACAGAAAGTTTATGTATCGTTATTTTGCTAGTAAAGCAAACCAACTACGTGAAACTCCTGTTAATAATATTCAACGAGAGGGTGTTGTGTACGAAATAACTCGTAGAGATTACGAAAGATATCTTGATAATGACTTTGTAGTTATTGGTCACCTAAAGTGGCTTATTGTGGGTAAGAAAGAAGACATGACCATAATGGTAGACACGGCAAATCCAAATTACGAAGACGGAAAAGAACCCATCACCATCCCAGGCGTCTTGACACAGAACGAAGCTAGTGTTATGTTTCTTAGTAGGAAACTTCCTCCTATAAAAAGCTATCTAAGGAAATACGATCAATTCTATGTCGGTGAGTAATGCTATATACCAATGGTGAACACCTAAGAACAATCCTAACGAACGACCAAAAAAAGATTGTTCTGTATGTGTTATCAGACCACAACCAGCATTCCATTCACACCTCTCTGTCTTGTATGTACATCAAAACGCAAGACGGTGAATATTATTCCTCATTTGACCACCCAGATTATCCTACACAATCTGCAGAAGGTCTGGTCATCAATAATGCTTATACAATTGATATCAAAGAATTGTTGAATGTTGGTGTAACGGTAAACAATTGTATCGACCTACTACAGTTTCACGAGATGCCAGATCGGTCAACGTTACAACATTTCTATAAAGTAAAGCTAGGTAATGTAACAAATATCAACCGCATCATTCCAGTGTATGACCACGTTAATCATATGAAAGGTATGGTCAAGCAACTAGGAGTCACCGCCAATACTGTACATTCTGACCGATACTATAAGATGTATCACCAGATGATGCCCTATGTATTCTCCCAATTAGAACGTCGAGGCGTCCCTGTAAACCCCGAACTATTCGCCCACCACTATGGGGAAGACAAGCAATATCTCATACGGGAGAACAGAGTATACACCTCCTATAATCTATATACAAAAACAGGACGACCAAGCAATACTCATGGTGGAATTAACTATGCTGCACTCAATAAAACCGATGGATCTCGCCAGGCATTTGCTAGTGACAAGTTATTGGTCAACATTGATTTCAATAGTTATCATTTACACTTGATTTGTAACAAATTAGACATACAAATTCCCGACGATCTCCATTCTTGGCTAGGAAAACAGTATTTTGATACCGAAAATTTAACAAGTGACCAATATGAAGAGTCCAAAAAGATAACATTCAAGAATCTATATGGTTATGAGTTAGAAGAACGAGTAAAACACATAGATTTGTTTAAGCAGGTCGAACAACTTCAAGAAACGCTGTGGATTCAGTACCAGCATTCAGGTTTTCTCTTAACCGACTACCATAATACAATTGTAGTAGACAATCCTAGTAAAAATAAAGTTTTCAATTATTATATTCAGTCATTAGAGACAGAAACCAATGTTAGACAATTATATAATTTGATTCGTGATAATTTGACGCCAGTTTTATACACATACGACTCAATGGTGTTTGAAATTGCACGAGAAGATGCAGAAAGAACCAGAGATTTGCTGAAAGAAAGACTTTTATATCCGTACAGCGTAAATGTTGGTCATAATTTGGACTTTTGAATTTTACAAACCTATTTATTGATGTACCTTTTTTGGACATCATATGAAAACACAATTGCTTTCAACTTTTTGTAAGTCTGATGAGTTGCACGATACTTACAAAAAAGTACTAGATAAATATGAGGTAGTATTCGAAAAAATATTTGTGCTGGAAAATGTTGAAGATATTAACCAGTTAATTTTGACGTATAATGTGGTCAATGCTGACTTACGTGATATTTTAGAATCAACTATTTCCGTTCACAGAAAAAAACAAACAAATACTATTTATACTATAAATGCACTTAATAAACTTATCATGGAAAAAAACAATGGTATTCTTGATAAGAAGTTTCTTGTAGATTGGTCAGAATTAGAAAACACAATCTTGGTTACGGCGTATGGAAAATTAAAAAAGATATCGACACAAATAAGTGAAATAATACATTTGTAGTCAGATACCGTGAGCAAAGTCATGGCATTTTTAGATTCTAACATTCCACTAAAACAAGTATTGGTAGGAGTTACTGCCATTACAGCGTTTGTATTTAGTTTGGGACAAATTAGTTCTAGATTTAATGCCGTCGAATCTACACTAACTAATCTTATGTCAGAAGAAGAAAGTATGGCTACAAAAGAAGAATTAAATGTGGTGGGGGAGAGACTTAGTAAGAAAATTCAAATACAAAATGATCAACAAGAACTTATTCATGAGCTTGAATTAGAACTTCAAGAATTACGAATTAGATTTGAGGAGCATAACCATGATTAGAATGTTACCATTAATTTCAAAGAAAGCATTTATGGTCTTTGAAGAAGAAAAGAAAGACCATGAAATTGAAATGGCTATGGCCGAATTAGAACAATCTATCAAGAACGCCCATATGATTATGAAAAAAGTAAAAGAACACGGACACACAGAATTAGAAGCGTGGGTCCAATCCAAGATTACAAAGAGTGCTGACTACTTAAATTCTGTTGCTGGTTGGTTAGATGGTCATGATGGACTAGATGACAAAATTGGAACAGACGACGACAACATTTGAGGAATAATCAATGAAAATGTTAGATGAAGCCGGAGAAGCCTCCGCACAGGCCAAACAAATGGGCCTCATTTCAAAAGGGTGGGGTCGCTGGGCCGATCCAAAAACAGGCAAGGTCACCCATAAGACTGATAACAATAGATTGGTTTCTGTTGATCGAAAACAAAAAGATAAATCTGGTGATGGAAAAGAACTTGGGCCAAAGCCAACATCTTCAAAACTTGGTCAGATTGCCAAAGACTTAAAAGCAAAGGCCGGTCGTTCTTCAACCAAGAGACAAAGAGCTAAAGCCGGCGCAGATGCTGATGTTGATGCAGTAGAAAAGTTAAGGCAAATTACTGACAATCCACAAGACTTTGAGAAAGCATCCAAGATGTATCATCAAGGTCACGATATGAAAGATATTGAAACACAATTTGGAAATAAAGATAAATCAAAAAATACTGGCAACGTTACACAAGACTTAGATAAAAAAGAACCCAACTTTACACGCGACACGGGCCCAGGCGAATCCCCAGCGGGTGGAGAGGCAAATAAACAACGTATTGATAGTTTCTTAGATAAAGTTTCTACTGTTAAAAATAAGGATAAAGCTGCAAAACTTATTCATAATAAAATTCAACACATAGATAAACAATGGACGGGAGTTTTTGATACTACACCCAAAGACCCAATGTATAAAAATTATGGTGGTGCTGACTTTGAAGACGATTTATACTATTTGGAAAAGGGTTATAAAAAAATTGTTGGTAAACCATACAAAGCAAAAGATTTTGCTGATAAACCAAAAAATACTGGCAACGTTGGAATGGGATCGTCACCAGAGAAAGATAGAGCTAAGCTACGTAATAAATTCCTTAAGAAAGGAACGGCTGACGCGGCCCGAGCAAAACGATTGGGTGATACTAGACCACACGCTGTTAAAAACCTATCCGATAAAGACCTTGAAAAAAGAATGAATAAGATCAGTGATTACATGGATGACGTAAAGGCCGATATGCGTGGTGCCACTGGAAGTTATAAAGAAAAATATGAAAAGGCTACAAAGGATGATAGAGAAGCCTTTAAAATATATCACGACGAATTTGAAAAAAGACGAAAAGGTAAAGTTGGCCCCAAGTCCGGCGCCCAATCCGATCCTAGTGCTCTTAATGTAAAAGGAGATAAAGCTAATAAATTAAAACGTGCACAATCTCTTAGACAGGCTTGGAAACAAAAAGGAAACGCTGAAGCACAAGCCACATTCGCTAGAGACTTTCCTAAACAGTATGCTTTAGATGTGGCTAGTCAACAAGGAAAAGACTTAGCGTCGAAAATATCTAGAGATATGAAAGGGAAGGGGCCAGAATGGAAAAAGCAAGCTGCCGCTCAATTAAAACAACATAAGGCCCGGGTAGAAAAAATTCGTTCGATGGATGACGACACACAATTCAAAGGCGACATGGATCAACGTAGATCGGAGTTAGATAAATTAAGAGGAGACGGCGACGATACTGTTTCTGGAATGAGTGGTAAGCGTGCTAGGATCGTAAGAAGATAAATTGTAACAACTAAACTATAAGACTTGACAACAACACTAAAAACCATTAGATTACATATGTAGTTTAAAATTAAACCCTAAACAATAAGGAGAAGTACTATGTCACTAGACATTGCTGCACTACGTGCAAAGCTCGGATCGTTCCAAGGACAGGGAGATCGCAAATCTTCCATCTGGCGCCCTCAAGAGGGTAAGACGGTCATTCGTATCGTTCCTCTCGCTGATCGTCCTGAGAATCCTTTCTCAGAACTTTATTTTCATTACCTTGGAAACAAGACCCATCTTAGTCCTATGACTTATGGTAATCGTGATCCGATTGCTGAGTTTGCAGACAACCTTCGTGGTGATGGTAGTCGTGAGTCGTATCAACAGGCTCGTGCATTCATGCCCAAGCTCCGTACCTACGTTCCTGTAGTGGTTCGTGGTGAGGAAGATATGGGTGTTCGTTTCTGGTCGTTCGGTAAGACTGTTTACAAGCAGCTGCTTGAGATCATCGCTGATGCAGACTACGGTGATATTACTCACCTAGAAACTGGTCGCGATATCACGATTACCTACGTTCCACAGGACAAGAGTGATACTAACTTTGCTAAGACTTCGGTTATGGCTAAGCCAAATCAGACTCCCCTGTCGGAAGATCCACAGCTGTTGACTGATTGGTCAACAAATCAACCCGACCTTCGTTCTCTCTACACAGAGCCTACCTTCGAAGAGTTGTCCGCTTTCCTCAAGAGGTATCTTGATCCCGATGGATCTGCCGATGCCCCTGAGACTAGCGTAACTCAACAGGTCACGGCTCCCGTCGTAGAAGCACCTACTCCCCAAACAACAGCCACTCCCGTTGCTAGTGCTGTAGATGAGTTTGAATCTCTGTTCGCAGAGTAATAGATGCCAATAAAGAAAAAGGTTGATACTCCAGACCGTGATGAATTAGCACAGACTATTGCTGATAGTCTTAATTCGTTAATGAAAAATGACGGTCAAGTAGCTTATTTTCTGGACGGTAATGAAGACACTCCAATTGATTTAGATGATTGGGTTTCTACTGGCGCCACCATGTTGGACCTTGCTATTAGCAATCGTCCACATGGTGGTTTGCCGGTGGGTCGGATTGTAGAGTTAACGGGACTTGAACAATCTGGTAAGAGTCTACTAGCCGCTCATGCTATAGCGAGTACACAAAAGGCTGATGGTATTGGTGTAATGATTGATACGGAATCTTCAGCGAATGAAGAATTCTGGCGTTCTATTGGTCTTGATATGTCAAAGATGGTATATGCTCAAGCAGATGCTCTTGAGGATGTATTTGATATGGTCACCGAAATCATTGAGAAGGTTAGGAAATCTCACAAGGATAAGTTGGTCACGATTGTAGTTGATTCTATCGCTGCTGCTTCAACCAAGAAAGAAATTGAAGCAGACTTTGGTAAAGATGGATACGCTACTGATAAGGCTATTATTCTCAGTAAGGCTATGAGAAAGATTACTGGAATGATTGCTAAACAACGTGTTCTTTTGATATTTACAAACCAACTTAGACAAAAGATGAACGCAATGCCGTTCGCTGATCCATACACAACAAGTGGTGGTAAGGCAATCGGATTCCATGCCTCTGTTCGATTACGTCTTGCTACTAAAAGTAAGATCAAGAACAGTAATGGTGATGTGATTGGTGTGACAGTAAAGGCTACGGTTCAAAAGAATCGTTGTGGTCCGCCACACAGAGTTGCTGAGTTTGATATTTACTTTGATCGTGGTATTGATGATTACGCATCGTGGTTAAAAGTAATGAAAGAAAACAAGTTGATTAAACAGGCCGGAGCTTGGTATACTTTTACCGATGGTAAGGGTGAAGAACACAAGTTTCAATCAAAAGAATTTCCAGAGTTTCTAGAAGAAGATGTGGAACGAAAGGAAATGATTTATGAAGATATCTGTGAAAAGGTTATTATGTCTTACCGTTCCACAGATAAAGAACCAATCTTTGAAGAAACCAGCGAGGAATAATGACTGAAGAACTGTTGAGTGCATTTAACGATATGCTTAGTGAGAAAGAAAAACAAGAAAGTCTTTCTTTAAACGACCGCGTATTGATTATTGACGGAATGAATACCTTTATCCGTAGTTTTGCAGCAATCCCGACTATGGATGACAATGGTAATCATATTGGGGGCATAACTGGCTTCCTTCGGTCAATCGCTTTTGCTATTCGTAATGTCAATCCAACTAGAGTATATGTAATCTTTGATGGTAAAGGTGGTAGCAAACGCCGTCGTGACATATATCCTGAGTATAAGGCCGGACGTAAACCTGTTACAAGATTGAACCGTGCCTATGACATGACAACAGCACAAGATGAACGGGATTTGATGAAACGAGAATTGGTCATATCGGCTAAGTCTTTGATGAATCTACCCATTACAACCATTACCCTTGACCATGTAGAGGCAGATGATATTATGGCTTATATCGCTACTCATACAGCAGAACAGGGTGGTGAGAGTATCATCTACTCAACAGACAAAGATTTCTTACAATTGGTCAACGATAATATTACTATCTGGCATCCAATGAAGAAGAAAACCTATACAGCAGAGATTATTTTGGAAGAACACAGCATTCATCCTAATAATTTTCTGCTGTATAGGTCACTCATTGGTGACAACAGCGATAATATCTCAGGTATCAAAGGTATTGGGACAAAGACCCTACTAAAACACGCACCTCAGTTTGCAGAAGAAAAAGAAGTTACTTTAGATGAATTGATGGACATAGCACAAGCAAGTAAATCAAAAGTTATGAAAAAAATTGTAGATAACAAAGATATAATTGAGAGAAATCTCTATCTGATGTCTTTGTCTTCGGTTAACATGAGCGCTAATAATAAGATGACAGTGTTGAATCGGGTTCAAGAGGACGAAGTAATTCTTGACAAAGATAACTTGACAAATCTTCTTAAAGAGTATAACGTTCTACCAGCAATACAAAACTATGACTTTTGGTTGCAACAAACCTTTACACCCCTGACGAGATTCAATGGTAGATCATAACTCTAACGTAGATACAATAACCGAATTTGGACCAGCATTTCAATCAAAAGTAATCGCATCTCTAATCCGTGACGGAGCTTTCTTGTCACAGGCAAGAGATGTACTTAATCCAAACTTTTTCGAGAGTCAGGCATCTCAGTGGATTGTTCAAAAGATTATTGATTACTTTGATGAATACCGAAAGAATCCCACAGTAGAATTTTTCCGTGCTGAATTTGGTGAGATCGTAAAGAATGAAAGTTTAAAGGTTGAGGTATTAGATCAGCTCAAAAATAGTAAACATCATTTTAACGACACCGATTTAGAATATGTTCAGGATAAGTTTCTTGAATTCTGTAAAAACCAAACTCTAAAGAGTGCTATTCTTAGGTCCGCCGATTTACTACAACGTGGTCAGTATGGTGAGATCAAGGTAATGATTGATTCAGCCATGAAGGCTGGAACACAAAAAGATGTTGGTCTTCGGTGGGATATTGATTTTGAAAAACGACACCTCGAAGCCGCTAGAGATACCATGCCCACGGGGTGGTCTGTTATTGATAGATATCTTGACGGTGGACTAGGACCGGGAGAGTTGGGTGTAATTGCTGCCCCATCTGGTATCGGTAAGTCATGGGCACTAACCCATCTTGGTAAGAGTGCTTTGAAACAAGGAAAAAACGTAGTTCACTACACATATGAACTCAACGAGAACTATCAAGGTATCAGATATGACACTTCCTTCACTGGAATTGAACCCTCTGCCCTAAAACATCATCTAGAAACAGTAAAATCGACCATCGAAAAAGTAAATGGACGACTATTTATTAAGTACTTCCCAACAAGAACAGCATCACATCATACATTATTATCTCATATTGATCAGTTGTCGATACAAGAATTCAGACCAGATTTAATAATAATTGATTACGCTGACTTGATGAGAACCCCCACTCGTTCTAATGCAAGACATGAAGAGTTGGGATATATTTATGAGGAACTTCGATCCATGGCGGGCGAGCTACAAGTTCCAATTTGGACCGCGAGTCAAACTCAGCGGTCAAGTATTAACGATGAAGTAATCGAAGCCGATAAGATCGGTGAGAGCTACAACAAGGTAAAAACTGCTGACGTTCTACTCTCTATTAGCCGTAAGACTGAAGACAAAATTAATAATACTGCTCGTCTGCACATAATGAAGAACCGATTTGGTGCCGACGGAGTTACTTTGCCCGTAAAAATGGATACTGCGAAGGGTTTGATTGAAGTACACGATCCTACATCTTCGGAGGGTGGTGAGTTGCAGGAAACTATGGCTAATGGTGAAGAAAATATGAAGAAGTTTCTTGCCAATAAGTTGAAAGGTTTTCAGTCAGATGAAGATTAAGTATTAACTCACATTTAACCCTCTGGAGATACAAATATGGAACTAGCAGCTCAAATTTTATCTGATGTAACAGTACACATGAAGTACGCAAAGTATATTCCCGAAGTAAATCGTAGAGAAAATTGGGACGAGATTGTAACTAGAAATAAATTGATGCACGTTAAGCGATATCCAAAATTAAAAGATGAAATTTATGCTGCTTATCAATTCGTACATGATCGCAAAATTTTACCTAGCATGAGGTCAATGCAGTTTGCTGGAAAGCCTGCTGCTATTAATAATGCTAGGATCTATAATTGTTGCTTTCTTCCAATGGATAGTTACGAATGTTTTAGTGAGGTAATGTTTTTACTTCTATCTGGTGTTGGTGTGGGTTACTCAGTTCAGTCTGACCACGTAGAAAAACTACCAGAGATTCGTAGACCAACAAAAACTCGACGCTACCTAGTAGGCGATTCCATTGAAGGTTGGTCAGACGCTGTTAAGGTATTAATGAAAGCATATTTTGCTGGACGTTCCCTACCACTATTTGACTTCAGTGATGTCCGCCCAAAAGGCGCACGACTAATCACCAGCGGTGGTAAGGCGCCCGGTCCAGAACCCCTACACGACTGCCTACACAACGTTCGTAAGGTATTAGACCGGAAGGAGGACGGCGAGAAACTAACTCCATTTGAGGTCCATGAAATCAATTGTTATATTGCGGATGCTGTATTGTCTGGCGGAATTCGTCGATCAGCCATGATCAGTTTGTTTGATCTTAATGACAAAGAAATGCTTACCTGTAAGTTTGGTAACTGGTGGGAAACTAATCCACACCTTGCACGTGCTAACAACAGTGCTGTAATTGTCCGACACAAAATTGAGAAGGATGTGTTTATGGATCTGTGGGGTAAGATTGAGGCTTCCAAATCTGGAGAACCCGGCTTCTTTTTCACCAACGATAAAGATTGGGGAATGAATCCGTGTGCTGAGATTAGTCTACGACCATATCAGTTCTGTAACTTGGTCACGATCAACGCATCGGACGTTACTGATCAAGAAGATTATAACGAGAGAGCAAAAGCTGCAACGTTTATTGCTACACTACAAGCATCTTATACTGATTTCCACTACCTTCGTGACGTTTGGAAAAGAACAACTGAGAAAGAAGCATTGATTGGTGTGTCCATGACAGGCATTGCTTCTGGAAAAGTCTTAGACCTGAGTATGAAAGATGCTGCTGCTGTGGTCAAGGCAGAAAACAAGAGAGTAGCAGATCTGATTGGAATTAATCCAGCAGCTAGAACAACGACAGTCAAGCCCGAAGGAACATCATCGTTAGTCTTGGGTTCCAGTAGTGGTATTCACGCATGGCATAATGAACATTACATTCGTAGACTGAGAGTGGGTAAGAACGAGGCAATCTATAACTACCTCTTGGAGAATCGTCCAGAGTTAGTTGAAGATGAATTCTTTAAACCAACCCAACAGGCCGTTATTCAAGTGCCACAGAAAGCACCAGACGGTGCTATTACACGACAAGAAAGTGCTATGGAATTATTGAGTCGTGTTCAGACAGTGTGGAGTGATTGGGTTAGAGCCGGTCACCGTAAGGGTGAGAACAAAAACAATGTGTCAACCACGGTGTCTATTAAAGATGACGAGTGGGACGCAGTTGGTAATTGGATGTGGACAAATAGAAATATGTACACCGCACTCTCTGTTCTGCCCTTTGACGATCACACGTATACCCAGGCTCCCTTTGAAGATTGTGATGAAGAAACGTACACAGAAATGTTACAGTCGTTGCACGAAATTAATGTGGACAATATTGTTGAACTAGAGGATACTACTGAAGTCCAAGATACTATCGCCTGTGGCGGTGGTGCTTGTGAAGTAGTATAAGGAGAAGAGTCATGTCAGTATGGAAAAACTTAACGTTTGGAACTGTCCACGCTTTTGGATTGGGCGAGTCCCCAACATCTGGAACATTTAACGAAGATAATATTATTGAATGGGATATCCCAAAGGATGACAAGATGAAAGTAAAACGGTTACATGAAGATGCATTGTTACCCACAAAAGCACATGAGGGTGATTTAGGATACGATCTGTATTCAGTTGGTCCGACTCAAATTGGTCCGGGCGCAACTATGACAGTTCGGACAGGAGTAGCAATACAATTCCCTGAAGGATACGGTGGTATTGTCAAGGACCGATCCTCGGTTTCTACAAAACTTAAACTATTTACTGTGGCAGGAGTTATTGATAATGGTTACACGGGAGAAATACACGTAGCAATACATAATGCTAGTGGGTTTATGCAAGTAATTGGTCCCGGTCAGAAGATCGCCCAGTTAGTTCTGATTCCAGTTACAAACTTTCAAATCGAAGAAGCTGATGATATCGAAACTACTGATGGTCGTGGTCAAGATGGATTCGGCAGTACAGGAGAATAAGTATGACAAATTACCATGAATTTTTACCTTGGCAAACATGGATTAGTCTGCCCGAAAATAAGGACTTGACACATGACGCTGCTTTATCTAAATTTAATGTAGAAAGAGATGCTCATTTAAGGAAACAGCTCTATTACGAAAATCAAGCAAAGATGCACAAAAACCAAAACAACAAGTAGGGTACTAGAATTTATCAAAATATTTATTTAGCTGACGATCATGTCCATATCTGGGATGATAAGAAAGGCTATTATGTTTTCCCCGCTAAAGAATACCAGTACGCTTATCGGAAAAACCCCCGTGGTCAACACCTCTGTTTTAATGGGGAGAAATGTTCAAAGACTCGACGGTTTGTAAAATCAGACCCCGACATTTTTGAAAGCGATCTCCCGATTGAAACACGGGTATTGACCGACGTATATCTTGACAGTGATGAACCCTCCGAAGGTCACCGACTAGTCATTTTTGATATTGAGGTTTCGATGACGCCGGAACTTCCGAACATTGAAACCGCAAATAATGAAATAACCTCTATAGCATTGTATGACCAGATAGTAGATGAGTACCATGTGCTAGTTCTGGACAAATCTGGTGCTAAAGAAAATCATTCCAAGAATAATACTACGGTTAAATTTTATACAAACGAATTCGATCTTCTATATGATTTTCTAGATCTATGGGAGGGAATCAGTCCAACTATCATTACAGGATGGAACAGTGATAATTTCGATGTTCCGTATCTGTATCGTAGACTTCAGCACGTTCTTGGATACAATCATGCACTAAGGATGTCCTGTATTCAAAAGGTTAAATATTCAAACTACCGAATGAAGTATCAGATGGCTGGTATTTCTAGTCTGGATTATCTTGATCTGTATAGAAAGTTTACTTACAGTGAGCTTCCCAACTATCGACTTGATACTGTTGGTAGAATTGAATTGGGCATGGGTAAGATTGAATACGATGGTACTCTAGACGATCTCTTTGAGAGTGACATTGATAAGTTTATTGAATATAACTTACGAGACGTTGAGATCATTGTAGAACTTGAAAAGAAAATGAAGCTAATCGAATTGGTCAGAGGTATCTGTCATATCGGTCACGTTCCATACGAAGACTATGGATATTCATCACGCTTTCTTGAAGGAACTCTAGTAACATATCTACATCGTAAGGGTATGGTGGTCACAGATCGTGATCCAGAGGGCCGAGAATTAATGGATGCGAGAAAGGGAGAAGGTTTCACAGGAGCATACGTTAAGGCTCCTCGTCCTGCCAAGTATGATTGGTTGTTCTCCCTTGATTTACAATCTCTGTATCCTAGTATCATTATGTCACTCAACATTTCACCAGAGACAAAGGTTGGAAGCGTTCCTAATTGGGATAATAAGAAATATGTTTCTGGTGAATTAGAACACATAACCGTAGAAACTGGAGGCGAGATTGTTAAATTAACTAACGATCAGTTTAAAAACTTTATTAAGGATAACAATCTAGCAATCAGCACCAATGGTATTCTATATCGACAAGATAAGAAGGGTGTAATTCCAGCCATTCTAGATCAATGGTTTGGTGAACGAGTAGAATATAAAGATTTAATGAAGAAGCATTCTAATGAAGGTAATGAGGAGCTTGCAGATTATTATGATAGACGACAACACATTCAAAAGATTTTACTTAACTCACTATACGGAGTTCTTGGTCTTCCAGTTTTTAGATTTTTTGACCTTGATAACGCTCTTGCTGTTACAGCTGTTGGTCAGGACGTAATTAAAAACTCTGAAGTATTTGTTAATAATTTATTTGAACAGATTGGTGCTGAACCACGATCAAGTGAAGAGGTTGCAAAGCATCAGATAGCATTCAATAACTACAATGAAAAACAAGCTGCTAGTGAAAAGGATTGGTGTGTGTACATCGACACAGATTCTCTTTACTTTTCATCTGTACCACTAATACATAAATTCAATGGCGACATTCAAGAAAATACAATTAAACTTGCTAGATTTATTGAAGACAGACTTAATGCTTATTATGATCATATGTCTTTGGATTATTTCAATTGTAAGGATCATAGATTATTTATCAAAGGTGAAGTAATTGCCAGTTCTGGTATCTGGATTGCCAAGAAACGATATGCAATGCTTAAGACATACGACTTAGAAAAGGATGTAGCTATCGAACCCAAGTTAGGCGTCAAGGGTCTTGATATTATCCGGTCAACCTTTCCACAGTATTTCAAAACGTACATGAGGAAATTTATTATTGATGCTTTGAAAGGAACAGACAAAGATCAGATTGATAATGACTTCATGGACTTCTACAATGAGATGCGAGGTGCCGAACCAACTGAGGTCGCCAGAAATACAGCAGCTAAAAACATTAAAAAGTATGATGCTGGTGATGGTGGTCATAAGAAAGGTACTCCGATGCACGTGAAGTCTGCTATCAATTATAATCATCTATTGAAACAATTAAAGATTGATAAAGAATTTCCTCCCATCTCAAGTGGTGAGAAGATTAAGTACTGTCTTTTAAAAGATAATCCATTCAAAATGGATTGCTTAGCGTTTAAAGATTATGAAGATCCCCCACAGGTTATGAAATATCTGAAAGAATATTGTGATCATCGTAGACTATTTGACGCAGAAATGAGAAAAAAGATGAAAGACTTCTATGTTGCATTGGATTGGGGAGAACTCCCGATGGATATTAATAAGAGTGCATCCCAATTCTTTTCGTTCTAGGGGTTGACATTTGTAGCAAACGCTGTTAAATTTATAGGTAAACATTAAAACAATAAGAGGTTATTTATGATTGAGAAGTCCGTATTCCAACGGTATCTGGATAAGTACAATTTGGGTGGTGCTTGTGAGAGTGTATTGTTTACATCACAAGATGGTAGTCTCACAACCAAAGCCATCTCCGATGACAAAAGCGTACTAGTTGAAGTAGAGGCTCAAGGTATGGGTGTTCCTGCTGGAGAGTATGCTATCTATGAGACTGCTCGTCTCCGTTCTATTCTGAACGTTCTTGATGAACGAGTAAACCTAGATGTAGAGAGTACATCCTTTGAATTTTCGGACAGTAATAATGTAGCTAGGTTTGTTCTTTCAGACCCAGCAATTATTCCTGCTGTCCCTTCCTTGAAAGACCTCCCCGAATTCGATATTAGTATTGATTTGGACGAGACATTCGTGTCCACCTTTATTAAGGCTAAGTCCGCACTCCCCGAAGTTGATACATTTACTGTTGTCTGTGAAGATGAACAGGTTTGTATTGTTCTTGGTTTCTCGTCACTCAACACCAATCGTGTTAAGATGCGCACCGGCGTTGCTTGTCAGTCATTCAATCCGGTTAGTTTCTCTGCTTCATATTTTAAGGACATTCTTTCCGCTAACAAAGATTGTAAGAACGGTGTGTTGAATGTATCTACCGCTGGACTTGCTGTTGCTAAGTTTTCGGTTGATAATATGTGGTCAACATACTACTTGGTTAAAATCGACACGATAGATTAATATGTCATTTTCTGATTTCTTTGATGTTCAAGAAACTTCTTTGGATGATGCTAGCATTCGTCTACAGAATAACATGGATATGCTTAAGAGTATGCCGGTACAGGAACAAACCCTATACAAAAAGTATAGGGAAATTACCGGCAAGTATAAAAAGAAGGTTGATATGTCTAGGGTGGTCAAGGCTAAGATTTGGACACCAACCGATATCACTAACCGTGATCAGACAGTAGAAGAAATCAGTAATATACAGCCAAGAATTCGACACGCTGAATCTAAGGAAGACTTGCAGGATTGGTTGATGCTCAGGGTATTTTCACATACCATGCAGTTCGATCAGAACCCAGGCAGATTCCTTAGATTCTTGGTGTATGATGATGTAACACAAAAGTATCTTGGAGCGGTGTCACTTGGTAGTGATGTAATTTCAATTTCATGTCGTGATGAATATATCGGATGGGATAAGGATGTTAAGTTGGGTGGTAAGCTCAACAACACATCCATTGGTACTTGTATCATGGCTACCCAACCATTCGGTTATAACTTTCTTGGTGGTAAGTTGGTTGCTTCAATGCTGACCACACAACTTGTTGCTGATACTTGGGAAAAGGTGTATGGTAATGTATTGGCTGGATTGACCACAACTTCGTTGTACGGTTCAGCAAGTATGTACAACAGTATCCCGTTCTGGAAGAAGTTGGGTAAGAGTAAAGGCTCAATCAGTATTAAGCCCGACGATGACATCTACGACGAGTGGCATCAGATCGTAAAGAGAGAAGAACCAGAATGGTATGAACAGGAGATCAATGGTAAACAACAAAAGTCTGGTCCGCCCACTGGTGTAAAACAAAAGACAATCTCCAAGATTTTTAAACTTGCTGGTATTAAAGAATCAAAATACAAGCATGGTTTTGAACGTGGAGTATATTTTGCACGGAGATATGAAAACGCTAGAGAATTTTTACGTGGTGAGATTACGAAAGATGAACTGGTTCCATTGACAAAATTAGAAAATGATATAGATTCAGTAGTTGATTGGTGGAAGCCAAAAGCTATTAAGCGTTACGTAAAGCTCCATGAAGAAAATAGAATCAAAGATGAAATCTTATTCTACAATAAGATGATTGATATGTCATGGGAACAGGCTAGACAAACATATATTGGAGACGTTGGTAGATGAT